TTCTATTATATTCATTTTATCTATTTCAACTATACCTGTATTTTTTGATATTTTATATTCTCTATTTTTTTTCATTATCAATATATCTGTTAAAAAATTTGTATCATTAAATGGAGGTTCTAAATAACTATTACTTCCTGGTATTCTTACTATTATATTTATATTAACATTTATTTGATAACCTATATAAGTTAATGTTTTTCCTAATTTAGTTGATATTTCATAAAAATTATTAATATAAGGAGAATCACTTATATTTTTTATATTTTTTATATTTTTTATTACTGTTATTTCAAATATTTTACTATTTTTTAAAAAATCTACAAATTTTGTATATTCTTCTAAATTATTAAAATATACATCTATTTTATTACATACTTCTGTTCTTAATATAGTTTCTTTATCAATATCATTATTCCAAAAATAATCAAAATTAATATTATTTTTCTCAAATATACTTTTATAATATTTTACTATTAATAAATTTGCAACAATATCACCAAATAATACTCCATTATTTTCAAATATATTTTCTTTTATAATATTTATCAATTTTCTTAATTCTTTTTGAACTATAAAACTATTTTCATATATTATTATTTTATTCATTTATCTAAATAATACCGTAAAATTTTTATATATAAAATGTACAATAAATAAGTAAAATATTAAAATAATGATTCATTGTTTAATTATCATTGATAACACATAAATGAAAGGTTCCACATTTGTTTACGGTAAAGTTAATACCACCTCTATAGAATCATTATATGATAATATAAATGTAACTGATATTGTGCAAATTGATATATCTGATGATGATATTTATCAGAATATCAACATTAAAAATATGTAATATATTTATATAATTTATATAATTTATATTTTTTATATTTTTTTAGATATTCAAATAAAAATGTACAAAAATAAGTAAAATATTAAAAAAATTGATTATTTATATAGAATAGTATTATTACACAACTATGCTCTCTTACAACGACTGGTATGAAACTGCGAAAAATATGGATGATATGTATGATACATTGGAAAAAATTGTTCTTCCTAATATTTCTAATATTCTTGAAGAANATTATGATTATATCGAAATGANAAAAAATATTAATAATTATTGTATAGATGATCATTATAATATGGAATTTAGAAACTTTTGTAAGAATTGCTTTATTNACGAACCTCAATGTGTTTGTGAATAAATACAAATGAGTTTTTATGTGTTATATATTTTTTATATTTTATGATAATCTATATATTCTATATATTACATATATGTTATATTTGATTATGTTTTTTATATAAAATAGTAGTATATTTTGGTATATTAATATTATAATTCTCTTTTATTGCATATTCTGAATTTTTTATCCATATTCTAACAATATAATAATTTTTTTTTGGACATATTGATATACCATTAATATTAGTTGAAATATTATTTGTTATTCCTAAATTCTCTCCTATCATTAATGCTAATATTTCAAAAAATTTTTCTAGAAAGTTATCACTATATAATTTATACGAAAAACACCCCCCCTCTTTATTTGATTCATCCTCCCATATTGGTGAAATATGTTCTCTCATCATAAAAAACATACCCTTTGATAATATATCTTTAAAACATTCAAAAATTGAAATAAAATCATCTACATTACTAATATTTGATATAAAACTAAAACTTTCTATTGACCAATCTGTATCATATGGATCATGAAAATAAAATGACCATATGTCATTTAAGTACATTGTATATAAAATAAAGATATTATATTTATATAATTTAAATAATATTACATAATACATAATTTTTTTTGTTTATTTCAGTTATCATTACCCTTATGAAATAATTATGATTATTAAACTCATATAACATTGTTTCAATGTCCTTATTATCTGATATAAAATAATATAATTCTTCTTTGGTTGAAAAATTTTTATTTAAAATTATAAAATTAAATTTTAAAAAATTTGAATTTATATTTATAATTCCTTTTATTTTATTTTCTGTTAACACATTTACTACCTTGACTTTGTACACATTATCTGAAATAATATTTGTTAATGGTGTATTTTTATCAGTATGTAAAAAAAAAGTATTATTTAATTCATAATTATTAATAGTATTATCATAATAAGATTTATTGATATTATCTGTTATATCTTCATTATTTAATTTTATACCTGATATAAATTTTTTTATGTAATTCATTGCTTCATCTAATAATAAAATTAATTTTATTTTTATATTATTTAAAGATATATACATATTATAGTATAATGAATTATGTATCAAACATCTATTAGAAATAAAAAACAAAAAAAATATTTAAATAATTCCCATAATAATGACTATAATTTAGATAAAACTAATGAAGAATATGCAATTGTTACTAAATTACTAGGCAATTGTAGGGTTTCATTATTTACTAATTCTGGTAATGAATGTATGGGTATTATTAGAGGTTCATTAAGAAAATTTTCAAAAAGAATTTTAATTGAAAAAGGAGACATTGTAGTTGTATCTCTTCGAGATTATCAAAATAGTAAAGTAGATATTGTACATAAATTTAATAGAGAACAAATTCAGTCATTGATTAAAGAAAAAATTTTAGCACAAAGTATTATTAATTTTTATAATAATAAAACTAAATTTGAAAAAACTGATAATAATTCTATTACTTATGATGATGATAGATTAGAGTTTGATTATAATGAAAATATTACAGATAATGATAGCAAAAGCGATAATGATGTCATTCATAGTGATGATAGCGATAGTAAATTAGATATTGATGATATATAGATTTTTTTTTAATTTTTAAAAATATATTAATCTTTTAGATGAAAGATAAAGAGAAAAAAAAAAAAATATGTTATATCGAAGAACAAGAAATGATGCTTGATGTTAATGATAATGTATTTTTTATTAATTTATTCTGTTATTATAATGAATTTAAATTGAAAATACAATTATTTATATTTATTATTAAAGACTACAATATAATTACAATATTAGACAATTTAGATGATAAATTAAATTTATTAATAAAAGATTATTTAAATAATTATTTATATCAAAATTTTAATATAGATTTTAATAATAATATTATACAAATAAATTTTAATATCAAAAATAATAAACAAATATTATTGAATGAAATTGATATTTTTAAAAAAAAATTAGAATCACTTGATTTATCTAATAACTTATTAAAAGAAAAAGTATTTAAATTTATTGAAATATTAAATAAAACATATTATGAATTATATATTATTATTAATAAATAGAGTAAATAGTATATTAATATGAAAAGAGTTAGTTCGCTTCATATATCAGACGACGAAAGATTAAATATGCTTCTAGATAAATGCGAAGCAATGTCCGTTTTATGTCAAAAAGCTACACAACATTGGAGTCTTGTTAAATTTGCATTTCAAATACCATTAATAATTACAAGTTCTGTTATGTGTATTTTAAATTCATTTGATAACGCTAAAGGTAATATGAAAATACCAAATGTTGTTGTTAATGGTGCTAGCGTATTAATACTTGCATTACAAAATAACTTAAAAGTGCCTGAAAAAGTTGAATTATTTAAAAATTTAAGTAATAATTTTTTACAACTTGCTCATCAAATTGAAGGTTTGGAAACAGAAGAATTGTCTAAAAATTCAATTAATGGTCTTACTGAAAAATATGATTCTCTTGTAATACAATGTCAATTCGAAGATATTAAAAAAAGTATTAAAATGGAAGTTATTGAGTTGTGGGAAGGTCGTTCTGTACCGTTACAATTAAATGGTGCAAGTGGATTGAAAAAAAAATTAACATCTAAACCAACTACCCCTACAACAAATAATATAGATGCCAAAGATAAATTATGGAATAATTATAATAATGATGAACATAACGCTTAAACAATATTATTTTTTAANTCTTTAAATTTATTATTTAATTCTAATCGTTCTTCGGATATATTTATTTTTAGTCTATCTTTATCTAACTCTAAATTATTTAAAATAACAAATTTATTATAATCAATCATTTCTTTATTTATATCATTTTTATTATTTATATTTATATATTCATTTTCTCTTTTTTTTGTTATTTCTTCAAAATTATTTGCTGTTGATGTTTTTATTTTAAATATACTTACATCAAATTGTGCTTTTATTTTATTATATCTTATTATATCACTATTTTTAATAAATTGAAAATAATTTATTGATTTTACCACTCTGTCATAAGATGTTATTTTATCTGATATTTTTATAATATCAGGTTCTTGTATTATTTTATTAATATAATTATATTTTATTATATAATACTGCCTCATATATTTATTTTTATATTTAACTAATTGTAATTGAGCATCTTTTAGTCCTTCTAAAAATTCTCTATAATTTTTAAATCTTATTATACTACTTAATATTGTTATTATTGTACCATTTAGTAATAATAATATATGTAATGTAAAATTTATTGTATTACTATTTGTTATTAACTTACTATTTTCATTAGTAATAATTAATAATCTTATCGCCTCTATAAATGTTATTACAGATGATAATACTAAAATTGTTAATGATATTATATAATATTCTCTATTATATCTATCATATGCCTCTGTTACCATAAATAAACGAGTACTTGATTCATTTTTTGAATCTATTATTCTCGATAATAATTCATCTATTTTTATATTTTTATTTTTTGTATCATGTTCAGAATACATTAAATTATGACTTTGAATTATTTCATTATTCATATATATTATTAAATATAAAAATATATATAATATTAATATCTAATAAATAATTGATAAAAATAGGTGACCTTTTAAAAAGAATTACAAATAGCATTTCTTCTTTAAGTAAGGGTTTATCTAGTAAGTCTCTTACACCGACTGCTCCACAGACTTCATCTTATCCGGTTTCTTCTCCGGTTTCTGGATTTTCTCATCCTCATCTTGGTCCACCCCCCCATCCTCTTTTACTTCCTCGAGGGGCTCATTCTTCGACTCATGGTAAAAAAAAGGTTCAGAAAAAGTCTTAGGAGGCAAAAGCAAAACAAAAGTATCTCAAGTTAATAAAAAAGATGTCTTGGGAAAACAAAAAAGAGTTTAAAAATTTGTTGGTGATAGCAAAGAATATATTAAATATAAAACAAATATGTTCCACTTAAAAAATACAAAGATATGAAAAAAACTAAAACTAAACCCAAAACTAAATCAAAAAAATAAATAATTAATCATATGGATCATATAACATTGTTTTATTATAGTTTTGACTTTCTGTTCTTTCTAATATAATATTACTTGTTATATTTGAATTAGGTTCGCTAAATAAATGGATTTGTGGTATATCTATTGTATAATTTATATTTGTTATTTCCAATAAATTATTAATATTTTTTTTTAATAACAATGCTAATTTATTATTTAAATCATCAATACATTTTAAATTAATTAAATTACTATCCATTATATCTATAAAATATAATAATATTTCTTTTATTTCTATAATATGTTCCTCTATATATAAAATTAATATTATATTTTTGTTATATCCATCCTAATTTATCATATCTTTCATAACATTTTATATAATCATCATACTTATTAAAAGTAAAA